CATTAACAGATGCTTTTGACATAGCATATTTTAAATGCTCGAATCTTTGAAATCTAGCACCGCCATCTGGTTTTGTTTGGTATGTGTTTTTAAAATGATCTATTGAATAATTGTGTTTGTCTACAAGCATACCAATATTTATTGTAGGTTGCTGTTATGCTATTGCTGTATGGCTACGTTCTACGCTAAGGTCAACTAGAGAATGTTCTCTATCTATGTATTTGTGTTCTACCTTGGTTGGTTGATATTGTTGCAACCAAGCAAACACGATATCAGGATTAAATGGACCACAGGTGTAAACGTCTAATTGTATTATTCCTGGATCACACTCGTCCCAGGTATGCATTACTATATGTGAAGTTTCTATTATTGCGGCAACTGTGAGTCCTCTGTTGCCAGGCATATCAACGTATTTTGCATAAGGACCCATAAGCAGTTTCATACCTATGCGTTCGATCAGATCTTTTACGTTGTTGCTAGTTTCATTTTCGCTTCTTGGCGGATTTAGCACTTCCGCTCTTACTATGATGTGCTTATGCACTAGTGGTATCATACCAAGATCTATTTATGACCTAGGCCATAAATTTGGAGCGGACAGTGAGATTCGCACTCACGACCTTCTCGTTGGCAACGAGACGTTCTACTACTGAACTATGCCCGCTTGGTAGTCCCTAGGAGAATCGAACTCCTCTTTTATCCGTGAAAGGGATATGTCCTAACCGATAGACGAAGGGACCATTATTGGCACAGGAACAAGGATTTGAACCTCAACCTCCGGTTTTGGAGACCGTCATGCTACCGTTAACACCATTCCTGCAATGTATCTATATATTATACGGTCTTTATTTTTATTTGTCAAGTATGAATTATACTTTTTTTAGATTGCCTGCGACAGTTTTTCCTCTGAAGTCCATTTCGTCAAAAGACAAGTCCATGCCTTCTTGTAATGAGTCCTCAGATATGCCGGCTTTTTTGAATTCACTGATATGAACAAAGATATCCTTTGCACCACCCTCTGGTGTAATAAAGCCAAAACCCTTAACAGGGTTATACCATTTTAGTTTTCCGTTAATCATTTGTACCCTCTAATACATACATATTTATGTTATATTAGGAATATTTATATAAGAGAATAGCATAGTACAAGACTATGCTATTTCTTATTTTTTTTAAATTATAGAGAGTTTTTACGCTCTTGAATTTCCTTGCGTCTTTCTTTAGCAAGTTTGCCAATGTCGCCAAGTGCTTTACGTGCTCTTGCGGCCGCGGCTTTTACGTTTTTAGTGTCGAATGCTTCTGCTTCTTTTAAGTAGTTTTCGTACGCTGTAACGATTTGGTCATGAGTTGCTGACATATCTTTCTCCTGTAATGTGTTTGTAAACGGTGCTCCAATATTTTGCAGTTGGAATACCACGAGTATATTGACTAGCAGTATATTCGTGTTCAATGATGATTGGTTTTAGTCCGCGATCTTCACCAGCGATCGCATTTTCAACCTTATCTTCAATCCACCAGGCCCCGGAATCTTTATACCTATCAAGTACTTCATCTTTATCAGCACCTGTTGGTAAAAAGATTATTTCTGAGATAGTACCTTCTCCAAATACTTCGTCGATATTCATTCTACGAAGTTCTTGAGCAGGCTTATCTTTATGCAAGGAAGTAATAGCAATAAACGTATAGCCTTTCGCTTTTAATGCTTTAATCACTTCAACACTATCTCTCAATGGATCCAAGAATCTAATCCAAGCAGAACGATTAAAGTATTCGATAAGAAACTTACCTTTTGCTTCATCGACTTCTTTTCCTTTTGCTTCTTGCATCCATTCATGCACTTTATATTTTGTATCGTCTTTTACAACAATACCTTCAATTGCCATGAACTGTATAAATCCGTTCTTCCAATCTAAAATTGTACCATCTACGTCTATTAAAATAAGTTTGTTATCGCTCATTATACTGTTTTAATCCCTGTCGTTGATTCAATATAGTTTTTAGACATTTCTTCCATAGTCTTTGCTACAAACATAACATTCTTTTTAGGAATAGTAATTGTAGTCGGACTAGCAGTATATAACAACTGCGATAAAACTAATTGTCCTTGTGGACTTTGCATAAGCATCATTGGTTTATGCAATTTATAACCATCACTGTTTTCTTCTTCCAATCTTGCAACAACTTCGTCACCATTGGTAAGTTTCAGTGATACGGTATCTCCGTTTTTAAAAGGTACATCCAATAACATTATATACTATGTCCTGTTCCGTTAAATCCTGTGTCTTCAACATACTTTGTAAGGCTGTCATAACCTCCAATGTACTTACCGTTAAGAATGATTTGTGGAACAGATCTTGGCGCAGGCATACCATTTGCCTCAAATTCTTCTGTAAGTTTTTGTACCGAAATGTCTTTGCCAACTTCGATTGTTTCGAATTTAACTTCTAATTTTTTTAATAGTGCCTTTGCTTTATCACAGAATGGACACATTGGTTTTGAATATACTACTGTTCTCATAATTTGAATCCTTTAAATTGATCTTTTTCTACATCTTGTCTAACACCACCGATAATGTAAGACTCTACTTCAGTCTCCTGAGGTGCAACTTGCAAACCTGCAGATGATAACCAATGTTGTGTCCACGGTAGTGGGTTTTGAGTTATTGGACGATCGTAAAGTGTTTTAAGTCCAAGTGCCTTAAGACGCTTATTGGCAATAAACTCTACATACGCATGAAGTAAGTTTTCATTAAGACCGATTATAGATCCATCTTTAAACAAATAGTTTGCCCAAGCCTTTTCTTCGTCGACGCAGTTACGCCACAAGTCATAAACTTCTTCTTCGCATTCTTTAGCAATTTTAACAAAGTCCGGATCGTCATCGCCCTTCATCCAATGCTTTAGAATATGTGTTGAAAGGTTAAGGTGTGTTGCTTCATCTCGTGCAATTAATGAAATAATCTTTGCACTACCTTCCATTAATTTTAATTCACCAAACGCAAACGTACAAGCAAATGAAACATAGAAACGTAAACCTTCTAAGATGTTCACAGTCATCATTGCTTTATATAATGCTTTCTTTACATCGTAGATACTTCCTTTACCTTTGTAAAAATGATTAACAGCAACCTCATTAAAGTCGTCGTAGTGTTTTGTTACACTAATTGCACGTTCAATAATTTTGTCATCGTCAAGGATAGTATCAAAAATTTCAGTAGGGTTAGGATAAACGTTCTTCATGATGTGTGTATAAGAACGTGAGTGAATAGTTTCAAAGAAGTCCCAAGTAATAATACAACCTTCGAGTTCAGGTAATGAACACCAAGGTAAGAAACTCATACACGGACCTCTACCTTGCACACTATCTAATAGAGTTTGATATTTTAGGTTTGCAGTAAAGATATGTTTTTGCTCTGGTCTGAATTCAGCATAATCGCTTCTGTCTTTTTGTAAACTAACTTCTTCTGGTCGCCAGAAGTACCCAAGCATAGTTTGGTTTAGTTTATCATACTCAGGATATCGAAACGTGTCATAACGTTGGGTATTCTGATCCTCACCAAAAAACATATGCTGTTTGGTAAAGTCTACCTTATTGCGATTGAATACTGTTTTAGCCATTTACTACTAACCTTTAAATAATTTCACTAATATTAATTTATAGTCTCTGAGACTATTTGTCAAGCCTAAATGGCACAACTGTCACAAACTTCTTCGTCCGTTTTGTTTTCTACTTCTTCTTGAACAAGGGGTGTACTTATCTCTTCCTTAGGTTCATCTTCTTCAATACCCTTAAAGTCATAGGTATTTTGATAATAGGAAGTTTTCCAACCATACTTGTAAGTGTTTAGCAAGTCCTTAAACATAACACTCATTGGTACTTCGTTATCTTCATACTGTAAAGGATTGTATGACCAGTTACCACTAATTGCTTGGTCAAAGAACTTTTGCATTACTGCGACAATGTTGATGTAACCTTCGTTGCTAGGCATTTCCCACAACAATGTGTAGGAGTTCTTAAGGCTTTGATATTGTGGAACAATCTGCTTAAGAGGCCCTTTCTTTGACTTCTTAACGGACAAGTATCCTCTAGGAGGTTCGATTCCGTTTGTTGCGTTTGACACAATGGAA